GAAAGATGGTCTGCCGAAAAGCAACCTCCGTCCTTTCTATGTTTCCATTCACTTCCAATTTTTATCAGCATTGATTCGTTTATAGTACAAAAATTGTCAAAAGTATATACATACTTGCACAAAGTTTGCAAATCACTTACAAGGGTTATTATGAGATTCAGACAAATTGTGTATAAAAATAGAAAAATTAAGGTTTTTTGGCATAAATTAGATGATTGTTGGGGTCTATATGAGGGTGCAAAATTACATTTAACATTAGACCCAAATCAATCAAAAATGAATTTAGCTAAAACCATTTATCATGAGCTTTGGCATATTATTTGTGATTTAAATAAAATTGATATTAATAAAATTGGAGAGGAAAAGACAGCTTATCTAAGTCAAGAGTTTGCACCAATACTAAAAAAGAATAGGTCTTTGAGAAACTTTATAAATGAGTTATTTATATCCTGAAGTGGAAAAATGGAAAGAATGCAGGGAATGCGTAATGACAGCATTGATAGAACATAACGGAAAACCTTTATGTGCTGATTGCTATGCTAAAAAAATTTGGCATACAAAACTTGATAATGTGCCTAATCAAATTGCAAAAAAAGAAATGAAAGAAGAAATAGAATATGCCGGTGGTAAGGCTTATTATGAAATGCTAAAGATGTTTAGGGAAAATAGAAAGGATAAGAAATGAAAAAAGAGAGTGCGTTGGCTTATGTAGGACATAACAATAGGGGAGATAGAGAAAAAGATGATTTTTACCCAACACCTATGGCAGCTACACAATCATTATTAGATAGACAAAAATTTGAGGGAAATATTTGGGAGTGTGCTTGTGGTAATGGTGCTATGTCAAAAGTTATGATTGATAATGGCTATGATGTTTATAGTTCTGATTTAATTGATAGAGGTTATGGTGATATTGGAATTGATTTTTTGAAATCTAACAGAAAAGTTGATAATATAGTTACAAACCCACCATTTAATTTAGCAACAGAATTTACATTAAAAGCATTTGAACTAGCAAAACATAAAATAGTTATGCTTTCAAAAATATCATATTTAGAAGGTGTAAAAAGAAGAGAGCTTATATTTAATAAAAATAAATTAGAAAAAGTATTAATATTTACTAGAAGAGTGCCTTTCAAAAAAGAATCAACACAAAAACTAGCTGGTGGACTAATGGCTTTTGGTTGGTTTATTTATGATGTTAATTATAATGGCAAACCTACTATTGATTGGATATGAAGATAAAACTTGAGCCTTTTGAAGTTGAACTAGCTGCCAACACAGCTACAAGAAGATTTATAGAAAATCTTAAAATGGGTAAATCTTTTTCTTATGGCTACAAGGGATCTGATGAAAAGACCTTAGCTCTTGGTATCATGGGTGCTTGTGCTGAGGTTGCATTTGCTAAATCACAAAATAAATACTTCAATGGTTCTTATTCTGATCGTTATGCTAGATATACAGACTCAGATATGCAAAACAATATAGAAATAAGATCACAGAAAAGAAAAGATTATAATTTTTTATTAATTAGACCTAATGAGAAAAGGGGTAGATATGTTTTAGTTATTGATGAGGGTGGTTTTGAATTTTCTATTGTAGGTTGGTTTCCATTTATTTCAGAAATGCCAGAAAGACTAACTAATTTTGGTCATGTCAACAGACCTCCAGCTTATAAGATTGAAGTTAAAGAGTTATACGATATAAACGATTTATGAGTAAAATAAATTTTAAATTATTTAAACCTTTTGGCTCAACTATGGCTAAAGCTGAACTTCCTAATGAACTTATAAAAGATTTTTTAAAAGATTTAAATGACATTAGGCAAGACCCAAAAAAATCAGAAACTCATGCTTTTGGTCATAAACTTGCAGGACAAATTTATAAAGAATTTTTAATTACACCTGAAGTATTAATAAAATGGAAAAAGAATTTTTTTGACCCTATTATAAAAGGTTATGTTGAAACGCATTACAGAGAAATGCCGATTGAAAGGATATTAATTCATAGTGGTTGGTATGTAGTGCAAAAACCAGGTGATTATAATTGTTGTCATACTCATACTACACCTAACAATAATCCTGACCTTAGTTGCGTAGGCTATTTAAAGTTTCCTAAAGCTATGAAAGATTATAAACATAGTAAGCAACACCATAACACTAGCGGACATATAGAATTTTTAGAGGGAACTGAGTCTATTTTTAATAATGCCAATTACTTAATACAACCTTTAGAAAAGCAATACTTTTTGTTCCCTAGTAATTTAAGGCACACAGTTTACCCTTTTTTTAGCGATAATGAATTAGATGAGAGAATAAGTTTCTCTTTTAATGCAAGTGTTATGTTTGATTCAAATAATAAACTAGAGAAACCAATTCAAGAACAATAAATACTTCTATCATAAATCCTTTTTAAATTAACTTTCATCCACCAAGCAATATAATGTAGTTTATCCAAATCATAATTATAACAATTATTACATATAAAATATTCAATAAATTTGTTGTTATATATAATTGAAAAACAATTTAAATTTTTTTTACATTGACAACATTTTTTTTTACCAACTAAAGATGTTGAAATACTTATTTCAGTTTTCAATTTCTGTAGTTCCCCTTTTTTCTTTGTATGGCTACTGCCATTCTACCTATTGCAATATTTTTGGCAGTTTGAATAAATGTTTTTATATTTGGGTCATTACAATAGTCGCCATAGCTAATCTTTTCTTTTATTTCTTTTGGCAAACTATCATACTCTTCTCTTAGTGTAGTTGTTATTTCTTTCATATTACTCCAAACAATAATAAGAAATAGAATACAACCATCAAGCTAAGACCAATAAAGCAAAGGATATTAATTATTATTTCTTTCATAAATTTAATTTAAGTTTCCGTAATAATTATAGTATTTATTTTCAACTTTTACTTTTCTTTTGTATGTATATTTTTTATTTAATACATAAATTTTATTATGTATTTCAATGCTTTCACCAATTAATTTATTAAGTTTAGTTTGAAGATTATCTCTTTCTTTATCTATTTCTTTTTGTTTTTTTAATAGCTCATTCATTTTTACTTTATCAGCTTTAAGCCACTTTTTTTTTATTTTATAGATAACTTCAGTAATAAATTTATCAGTTGTATTTACCCAATGTCCTAATCCACCACCCATTATATTGTTCCTCCTTTCATTTCTATTATTAGTTGCTCTATTTGTGGTGCATATTGCAACACACAAAATAGAAAGTACATAATGATTATAAAACAAGCAAAGTTCAATAGTTCTTTAAATGTTTCCATTACTCTACCCCCATAATGCAAAAGAATACAATTCCTACAAAAATTGTAAATCCAATTAAAAATAATAAAGTTTCCATTATGATTCCTTCCTTTTATATTTACTTTTATAATTAGGATTTACATAAATTAACAAATTACCCATACTTATTGTATTTGGTTTTAATATATATCCTTGTTTTTCTAACTTTGTTTTTTTTGTTTCTGCTTTTTTGATACTTTCAACATCATCTTTTTTCCATGATACATATTGAAATTTAGTTGTATATTTACTCATTTGTTTCCCCTTTGTTAGTTTTTTGATTCGTAAGCATAGTTATGTTGTACTATATTTGTACAAGTAATGCAAAGATTATTATTATTGCTAAATATAGATGTTCTGCTTATGTTCTTAGCATATTTAGTGGTTGATTACCCAAATTTTGTGTATATAAGAAAATAAAGGGTTATGCGAAAAACAGGTTTTACAATGATACCAAATAGCTTGTTATTGGATGAAAGACTCTCCAATGATGCAAAGCTCTTATTTTGCTATATTAGATCCCTTTCACCTAATTATAGAACCTTGCGAAACTCCAACTTGAAGTCCAAATTGGGTCTTTCTATTAACACTTTGCAGAAATGTAAAGAGGAGTTAGTCAGGCATAAGTATTTGGTTATTAAGAGGTTATCCTCAGCTAATTACTATGACCTCAGATTACCCAAAAACAGGGTAATGAGGGTGTCAAATTCTACGCAATCAGCCTACCCAAAAACTACGCAACATTATAAAGATAATACTATTAATTATAATATTAATTCTTATAAGGGATCTAAAAGATTTAAAAAGCTAAAGGGTTTTAAAAGTGATGACTAAAACTCCCCCCTCCTCTGAAATACCTTATTATTATAATGATAAGGAGTTAGAGGACACATTTAACAATTATTACACAAAAGCACAGAAGTTAGAGATTACCTTACAATTAGAGTCAGACTATAAAAGCGGTATGCTATCTGTAGAACAATTAACATGGATTATTAATCAAAAGAAGTTCGGTAGCTATACTGCTAAGCTAATCTTAGATGATATGCTTAAAAAGAAAATCATTAGAAAAAATCCATTAACAGGCGAAAATAAACCTTTTATTAAGCCTAAAGGTGTTTTTGACTTTTAAAACTACATATTGTGGTATATAAGTTTAAACATACTAGCTTCACCCTTTCGCTAGTATTTTTTAAGTAGCTACTAGAGGTTGGGCGATACTTTCAATTCCTTTCTATAAAATCGCCCACCTCACTAAAGGAGTATTATGGCAAGACCTAGAAAACTTACAAAGAAATTAGAAAACACAATATTAGAACTTATTGCCGATGGTAAAACAATTAGAGAAACATTTGAGATTGTTCATAATTATACTTGGCAGAGCTTTAGAAAAGAACTTATTGAAGATGATAATTTAATGATGAAATATATTAAATCTAAAGAACTTGCTATTGATTTAAAGTTATCAGAGTTAGAAGATAAACGAAAAGAATTAGAGATGAAGATTGAAAATGGTGTTGTTGACCCTAAATCTGGTCAGAACTTAGTTAATCTTTACAAGATATTAATTGGTCATTCGCAGTGGTCTGCATCCAAAATAAGTGCAAAGCGATATGGGAAAGCAGCAGAATTGACAATAAAAGGCGATAAAAATGAACCTTTAGCTATTTCTTGGCAGACTTAGTTAAGCTAGAAGTGTTGATTTACTTGAGATGTTGTCATTTCTTGCACACAAAAACATTGTTATTGTATGTGTGATAAGAACAAAACAGCAACAAAAGGTGTAATTGGCTATAATTTTTATTATCGGAAAAATAATTATTGATAACCTTTTATTTATCACTACAGAACTTTAGGTTGTAATTTGCTAAATATGGGGGTTTTTGTTGACCGATACCCCATTTTTGTGTTTGACGTTAGATTAAGATTGATACAAGGTATAAATAAACAAATGAAAGATTTGATATTAAGAACAGCGATATTCATTATGAAAGATAAAACA